TGATTGGCACGTTCGCGTCATACGGCGCAGAAATAGAGGTGGTGTTTTTCCAGTCTCTTGTCAGGTTTTCTACTGTCGAGTGGGACAGCATAACGACCTTCGCCATATCATCGAAAGCAACTGCGTTCAGGACTCCGGTTTCAGGGCCGACCACACACTGAGTCTTGCGCGCCAAAGTCAACGATTCGCGGATACTCAACTCGCCGCTCATCCTGAAAACCCGTGGCTCGTTTTCCCATCCTTGTTCCAACAACCTACAGGCGTCATCCCCAACGAACACCACAACCGCTCCGGGTAGTTCAAGCATCACCCTTGCGACTACTGCATCCTGATGAGGGTAGAACTTGTGCAGACTCGAACCGGCCAGCGACCACATAATGACGAACCGATCCTTGGCGAACAATTCACTACTCGCCAGCGCCATCTCCTCTTCGTCAGTCGGGTAGAAGTGGGGGTCAGGGTCGTATGGCATTTCTGCAAGGTCAAAGGCGAACTCAAGATAGTTCTTACCCATCTCGCGGGAGCGAAGAGCGTTCGGCCATGCGTGGTTAGAGCGTCCGGGCATTGCCAGCAGGGTGCCCTCTACGCTTTCGGACAATTGAATGAACTTATCAAACCGCCTTGCCTGCGCGCGCCAGTAGGCACTAAGTTCGCCGTTCGGCACCTGATCTGTATCCTGAATGATCCAGTCGTCTATGTGCGGGTCGGCTTTGATGATGTCCTGCCCTTTGGGGGTGGTCATCACCGTAATATGGTAGCCGTCCTTCTTGAGTGCGGGGAACAGTGCAGCAGCCTGAATGGTGTCTCCGATCCCACCGAAACGGCATATACACACCGTCCTATCTGGCTTATTGCGGCATGAGTAGGCGTGCCCCTTCGCTGTCTTGCGGTACACCTGAAAAAATGAATACTCGATACCTTCGTCGCGATCCTCTTCTTCAACCAAGTCCCATCCGTCATGCGCTTCCATCGCGCTGATAATGTCTTCGGGGAGGAAGTCATTTTTGTGATCGGGGTTTGCTCCCGGCTCCCCAACGTTCGGATAGAAATTCTTGTGCGGGATATATAAAACGAGGTGACCACCGGGCTTGATGACGCGCCACCACTCAGCCAGCGCAGCCTTGTAGTCAGAAATATGCTCCAACAAATGACTACTAAAGCAAAAATCCATCGACTCGCTGCCGAACACAGACAGATCAACACAGTCGTCAACGTGGATGTCGGGCTTTATCTGCCAGCCGAATTCCGCCGCGTGATGGCCGTTATCCACACCGATAAAATGTGAAAAAGTTTTCTGCTGTCCGCACCCCAAGTCAAGACCACGGCCACGGGTGTACGGCACTATCTCATGGCGTATTTTCGCGGATTCGTTCCCCTGTGGGGCGGCGGCATACCATGTCATACCGCTGCCTTACGACCCCTGCGCTTGCGCCCGTCAACTGGAGTATCGCTGTCTGGCAACGGGTCATCCGATGGGTCGGGCAACGGGTCATCCTTCAGCTTGATGCTGATGGGGTCTCCGCTGGCATTGAATGTAACGCCGTCCTGCTCATACTTGCCAGTGCCGGCGCCGCCGAATATCTCCCCATAGGGGCGTGTGCGGTCGAGTTTCATGGTCAAGCCTTGTTCTTGTCTGCGCGGTTGAACTTCTCATCCACGGGATCGCTCTTGGTATTGAGCTTGCCTTCGTTCTGGTAGCCCTGCTCAAGGTTGCCACCATAGGTATCGGTGACTCCGCTGCGGACTCCGCGATCAGGCAAGTCGCCGCCGCCAGTTTCGCCCGTGGGGCGCTTGTTGTATTCGCTCATGTCGTTCTCCTTTTACCGTTCCCAGCCTTTGGGGCGCCCGAGAAAGCCGCCTTGTTGCTGATCGAAGGTGGGTGTTTCGGTTTCGTTGAATTCGCTGCCAGCTTCCGAGAAGCCGCGCTCAAGATCGGCCTGGCCCACACCGGCGCCATTGGTGCCGCCCTTGTAGCTGGCCTTTGAGTCCTTGATATCATCCATATCGCTCTCCTGAATGAGTCGGGGCAACCGAAGCTGCCCCGATGGTTAGCTCTGAACCGCGTCAGGGGTCACTTCGTACTCGTAGACGATCTGAGCAACCCCGGTGGCGTCTGCAAGAGACTTGACGGACACCTGCTCCATCGAAGCCACCGTTTCATTCAACAGCGCCGAACTGGCAACAACACCAGCAGCCGACGTGCTCAATGCAATGGTGCCGATAGAAGTCGTGCCATGAAACACGTTGTAGCCGTGAGTCGTGGCCGTACCAGCAGTGATAACCGCCGCGTGAACCTTCTTCAGTCGGGTGGCTTGAAAGCTGCGGAACTTTGCGCCTTCGGTTGTGGCGCCGGCAGTGGTGATCTTTTCGACCTCACGCCGGACAAGGAAATCTGGATCGTCATAGCTCATGATGGTTCCTTTCAAATGTTTGTGTAATGGGCGGCCATTATTGTTTGGCCGCCCACTCGGTACTTACTGTTTCAGCCTTATGCAGCCGACGCCCAGCGAACGATCCTCGCACCAGCGGCCTCGGGGTGTACAAGGCCAAAGCCACCAAGATAGTAATAGGCAATGCCCTTGCTCCGACCGTAGTCGCTCGGAATCTTGCCGCGCATCTCTTCGGGAACGGCGATAGCTTCCGCAACCGTATCGTCACCGAAGAAGTACGCCCAGTTCGACTTGGCATTACTGAAGCCAGCCTTGGCGATGTTGGTCTGCTCGATGAACCGAACGCCTTCGTAACGACCGATCTCGCCGTTCATAATCATCTGGAAGCCGGCGTCGATGTACTGATGGACGGACTCCAGTTCATTCTTGAGCGTGCGGAACGTCGATGGGTGACCAATCGCGAAGTAGTCATCGGACTGATACGGAGTGATGTTGCGCTCCTTCATCAGGTCAATGATGGCCTTGACGTGGTTTTTACCAAGCGCGACGTTGTTGGTCAGCGTTGCGGTGCCGTTGGTGGTAAGCGTCACGGCGTCTGTCGCGGTGCCAGCGGTCGGGACGACAGTCAGCGGGGTGAGTGCGAACTGCGCTTCAGCGGCCACATCAAATGCCTTCTTGGCGTCGTTCTTCAGCACCTTGTTGATGATCTCCTTCACCGGATGCTCGGACAGGTCATCCAGCTTGCCGGTGTACGGAACGGAGTTGCCGTATTCGGTGATGGTCATCGTGCCCTGTGTGATGGTGAAGTTCGTCTCGGGCATGACGGTGGTTTCCACCAGAGTCGTGCCAGCGGTTGCTACGTCGCCGTAGACGTTCCAGTGAAAAGTATCCCCCTTGGACTTGCCCTGCATTGCGGCGTCCTTGATGTCGGCGAACTGGCGAAACTTGACGAGTGGCTGTAGTGCCATGCGCAATGTTTTCGACAGGTTTTTGGACGACATATAGCCGCCCAACGAATTAGTTACCCAAACTTGACCAGCCATGATAATTCTCCTTTAGATCGGGAGTCCTCGCGCCTTTCGCATGTTGCGAATTGTGTCCGATGCCGACTCGTCAACATCATCGTTCGCGGAACCTGATACAGATGATTGCGAAGGCAGGTTATCCACCTTCTCCTTGTTTGCCTTGGCAGCTTCGCGTTGGTTAGTGTTCTCGGGCTTTGGGGTAATCTCGGCGATCCACTCGCGCGTGCGCTTGCCAGCTTCTTCGATGGCCTCCGCAAACGGCTTGCTGCGGATTTCCTCATCGAGAAAACCATCAGCCACTTTTGCAAGATGTGGGTTGCTAACGATGTCCTTGTAGTCCTTCTGGAACTTCTCCATCGCGGTTCTCATCGCGATTTGCTCAGTTGCTTTTGCTGCGGCCTTATCTGCGATCCCGTCCAAATCAACAGTCTGCGGCGTGGCTGGTTGAGCGCGCCCCATCAACTGCAATTTCCCAAGAACTTTTTTAGCCTCGGCGTTGTTCCCCTCATAAATTGCGTTGAGGAGTTTTTCGTAGTCTTCATCGGCTACGTCATCATCCCCCTGCGGCTCAGGCAAGGGGGCTTGAATCTTCTTGATCTGCTCGGCGATGCGAGCTTCTTCAGTGCGGACAGCGGCTTCTCTCGCGTCCAGCTCTTTAAGTCTCGTTGCGGCTTCCTCCAGTCGCTTGCTGGCGGTCTGGTTCTTCTGGTAGCCACGGATAAGCTCTTCGTCATCGACTTCGTGTTCCTCGCCGTCGATCTTGACGGTGCGGGTTTGCTTCTTGATCTGGTCGTCAACCTTGATCTCGTCGTTGATCTCATCAACCTTTTCGCCATCTGTGGGTTCATCAACCGGCAGCCCGAGTTCTTCGCGCATAGCGGCATCATGCTTCTCTGCGATGGCGTCCATGGCTGAAACACGCGGGTTAAGGTGGGGCGTGGGCTCCACGACAGTTTCGTCGGTGGTTTCCGCGCCCTGCTGGGTGGCGTTGTCTTTGAGGCCCATCTTGTATCTCCTTTAGTCCGTTGATTCCTGCTGCTTGAGCAGGGCTTCTGAGTTCCATCCGGCTTGAACAATTTCAGCCAGCCATGTTTGGAACGACTCAGCGCGCCAAACCCTGTTCTGTATGTGCGCCATCAGCTTTGTATCTGCCGTGTCAGCCGTCTTGAATTCACCAAGTGCGGCGTCGCGCTCCATTTCAGCCTGCTTAACCAAGTACCTGCCAAGCGTGCTTTGGAGAAACGCTTCTGTCTCTATGCCAAACGCCACACCATGTATCAGGTCGTCGTTATCCATTACTCTACCCCGAATTCAGGTTGTACTCCATCGGATTGTATCGTCTCAACACCATTCATGGGAGAGGGTGCGACGGGTGGACTCATGGGTGAGGTATTCGCGTTCACTTCAGGCGGCGGAACCTCCATACCCATTGGCTGCGGAATGTTCGGGTCGTCTCCGCCCTGATCTTGATATCCGGCCCCTTCGAGTATCGCGTCTGCTACCGGAGCGACTTGTGGCAATGTGGCAACAACCTGCCCCGCCTGCATGGACGCATACACGGCCTTGACGATGGTTTCGATGGCTCCTGCGTTGACGCTCTTAACATCAGCCTCCAGCTTCTTGATCTTCGCAAGGGTAAGGTTCGGGTCTTCTTT